TACATGACCCAGGCCAATCGTCTGTGGTCAGAAATCTTCCAAATCGTCAAAGAGAATTGTACCGGAGAGTATTCCGGTGCCAATCCCCAGGATGATGTTATGGAGCGGTTACTCCGTGCAAGGAACGGTGGTAGATAAATATGCCACAGAAGACAGTATTGGTAGCCATCGACTCCATACGTCCGTATGAGAAAAATCCCAGGGATAACCAACGGTCCATCGATAAGGTGGCCAAAAGCATCCAGGACTTCGGCTTTTTACAGCCTATAGTGTGCGATGCCAACGGCGTGATTCTTGCCGGCCATACCCGTTACGCAGCTGCAAAGAAAATCGGCTTAACACAGGTGCCGGTTCTCTATGCCTCAGATCTTACACCGACCCAGGCCAAGGCGTACCGTCTGGCTGATAACAAGGTCGGTGAGGACTCCCGATGGGTGTCTGATTTTCTTGTTGGAGAAATCGAAGCCATCAACGCCGCCGACCTGGAGATCGATATGTGTGCATTTGGCTTTGACACTCCGAGCGAAACCAAACGCTACAAGAGTTGGGAAAACCTGGGACATCGGTGCGGCTTCAAAAAGAAAATCACAGTTCGTACCCAGGGTGGTTATTTCTATACGAGTTTTTTCTCAAGCGGAAAGGAAGGTCGCCCTCTCGAAGAAATAAAGGCAGACCCCTCGTTAGTGGAGCCATTTGCGTATAGTCTGTGCGACTACATTCACAGGACGCTCGGCGGCAACTTGGCTGCAGCCGGGTGGTGCATTTGCACCACACCTCGGAGGCGGCATAAGACCGGATTCCATTTCTCTACAGCTATCTGCGAGGTGGCTGCGCAGGAACTGGGAATCCCGTTTTATCCAGATGCCATTGAGTCTCATAGCCGTGACCGCTTCCACCCAGATTTTTCCCTTGTCAAGAATCCAAAAGAACCCAATGTAATCCTTTACGACGACATCCTCACCACTGGGCTAACCATGCGAGACTCCCGGCAGCTTCTTTTGGATTGCGGTCACATCGTATTGCCCATCGTGGCAATCAACAACTGATAAATGGAGGAAATGTAAATGTTTGAAAAAGTAAATCCCGAACACCCCGACAAGATTGCTGACCGCATCGCAGGCGCAATTGTCGATTTGGCTTATGCCGCCCAGGAAAATCCCAAAATTGCCGTAGAGGTGCTTATCGGCCACGGCGTTTGCCATGCGGTCATTGAGACCTCCGCTCCCCTCCGGGAGGTAGACATTGCCAAAGCCATCTATCGTCTCGGTGGCAACATCCGTGCGGACATCGTGATTGTTCCCCAGGATGCCCATCTGGCTCGTAACCAGGAGGATACCATCCGCTGCGGCGACAATGGCATTTTTAAGGGTATGCCCGTCACCGAGGAGCAGTGGAAACTGTCCGCGCTTGCACGAGACCTTTTCACTGTCTGTCCTTATGACGGCAAGTACATCATCGACGGCAACAAGGTGACCATCTGCCAGAGCAACATTGCCACCAGGGTCCTTCAGCGTCTGTACCCCTCTGCGAAGGTCAATCCCCTGGGTGACTGGACTGGCGGCCCCGATGTAGATACCGGAGCAACTAACCGGAAGCTGGGCAGCGATATGGCTGACTCGGTTACAGGCGGCGGTCTGCACGGCAAGGATCTGAGCAAGGCTGATGTCAGCGTAAATATTTATGCCTGGATGAAAGCCCAGGCAACAGGCAAGCCTGTGGAACTCTGCTGCGCAATCGGCGACGAGACCGTGGACGGCATCCCTTATTCTGACATCGTGGAAACAGCGAGAGAATTCATCCGCTCCCGTGGCGGCTTTGAAAAATTCGCTGAGTGGGGCCTGGTATGATTTTTGAAAAGAAGCATACGGCAGACCTTCTGCCTGCGGATTATAACCCTCGAAAAGACCTCAAGCCCGGCGACCTGGAATATGAGAAGCTGAAGAGGTCCATTGAGCAGTTTGGGTATGTGGAGCCGGTAATCTGGAACAAGACCACCGGCCGTGTGGTCGGCGGTCATCAGCGTCTGAAGGTGCTGATTGATATGGGTATCACAGAAATCGACTGCGTGGTTGTGGAGATGGACGAGGCCAAGGAAAAGGCACTCAACATCGCCCTGAATAAGATTTCCGGTGACTGGGACAAGGACAAGCTGGCTCTGCTGATTGCTGACCTGCAGGGTGAGGATTTTGATGTGTCTCTGACTGGTTTTGACCCTGCAGAAATCGACGACCTGTTTAAGGATACCCTCCAGGACGGCATCAAGGATGACGATTTCGATGTGGAGGAGGAACTCCAAAAGCCTACCGTCACCCAGCCCGGTGATATTTGGTCCCTGGGCAGGCATCGCCTCATCTGCGGCGACAGTACCAAAGCAGATACCTTCGCCCAGCTGATGGCAGGCGTGAAGGCAAACTTGGTTATTACCGACCCTCCCTACAATGTCAACTATGAGGGATCTGCCGGGAAAATCAAAAATGACAATATGGAAAATGATGCGTTCTATCAGTTCCTGCTGGATGCCTTCACCAACACAGAGGGTGCCATGGCGGATGACGCATCTATCTATGTTTTCCATGCTGATACCGAAGGGCTGAATTTCCGCAGGGCATTTGCCGATGCGGGATTTTATTTATCCGGCTGTTGCATCTGGAAAAAGCAGTCCTTGGTGTTGGGTCGCAGTCCCTATCAGTGGCAGCACGAGCCTGTGCTGTACGGTTGGAAGAAGAAGGGAAAGCATCAGTGGTACACCGGCCGGAAGGAGTCAACCATTTGGGAATTCGATAAGCCCAAGAAAAACGGCGACCATCCGACCATGAAACCTATCCCACTCCTGGCGTATCCCATTATGAACTCTTCCATGAGCAATACCGTGGTACTGGACCCCTTCGGCGGGTCCGGCAGCACGCTGATTGCCTGTGAGCAGTCTGACCGCATTTGCTATACCGTGGAACTGGACGAAAAGTTCTGCGATGTTATCGTGAAGCGGTACATTGAGCAGGTCGGCAGCGCAGACGGTGTCACCGTGCAGCGTGATGGTCTGACCTACAAATACTCCGAATTGGAGGTACAGCATGAGTAATCTAACCCTGGGCAGTTTGTTTGACGGCTCCGGTGGTTTCCCCTTGGGCGGCTTGATTTCCGGCATCACACCTGTGTGGGCATCAGAAATCGAGCCGTTTCCTATTCGAGTGACTACCAAGCGGCTGCCTTTTATGAAACATTACGGTGACATCTCCCAGATGGATGGCGGGAAGGTGGAGCCGGTAGACATTATCTGTTTTGGCTCACCCTGCACCGATATGTCCGTTGCCGGACTCCGTGCCGGGTTGGGCGGCAAGCAGTCTGTCCTTTTTTATGAAGCCATCCGCATTATCAAAGAAATGAGGTGTGCCACCAATGGCAAATATCCCCGCTGGATATGTTGGGAGAACGTCCCCGGCGCTTTCTCCTCAAATGCCGGACACGACTTCCAGGCAGTCCTCGAAGCGGTCATCGGCATCGTTGAGCCGGAAACCCAGGTGCCTATGCCTGAGAAAAACAAATGGCCCGAAGCCGACATCTACATGGGAGACGGATGGAGCGTTGCTTACCGAACTCTCGACGCTCAATTTTGGGGCTTGGCCCAACGCAGAAAACGCATCTTCCTTATCGGCGATCTTACAGGTCAATGTGCCGGAGCGGTACTATTTAAGTCCGAAGGCTTGTCAGGGTATTCTGCGGAGGGCTTCCGCGCGTGGCAAAGAACTGCCGGATGTACTGAAGAAAGCGTTGGAGCGACAGGCTTCGGTCTAGACGGATACAACGGTGCCATTTCTGATACCGCTGCCACCTTGGGTGTGAACTGCGGTATGAGTACCGGCCGGAACGGTGTGGTGCTGAACGACCAAGGCGGCAATCGTATGGATGTCACCCATGACATTGCTTGCACCCTCCGGGCAGAGGCACACCATCCTCCCGTCGTGTTGGACGAGGCTCCGGCTGTCTATGAGAACCATAGCCAGGATACCCGGTATGTGGGTCCACTGGCTGTCGCACCCACTGTGGCGGCAACCTATGGAACTGGCGGTAACAATCAGCCTTTCGTCATACGGGATGAAGCTGCCAAAACCCTCAAAATCCGAAGTGGCTGTGAGGGCGGCGGTAAGGGTGCGCTTATCCAGGAGGATATGTCCGCCACCCTTTCCTGCAACAACGATCAGACCGTATTCGTCCCCAAGGTCTATGGCATCTGCGCCAAGGACAGCAATGCCATGAAATCTGACAATCCCCACAGCGGTTTCTATGAGGCAGAGACCACTCGCACTCTGGACGGCAACGGTGGCAATCCCACCTGCAACCAGGGCGGCGTTGCCATCGTAGAAAGCTATGCTATCCAGGGCTCCATGATTGGTCGCAAAGACAAGAACGGACCCCAGGGTGACGGCATCAACGAGGATGTTTCCTTTACCCTCAATACCGTCGACCGCCATGCCGTGGCAACCCCCACCTTCTGTTCCAGCAAGGCATCTTTCTTTACGCAGGCAGAGGAGGAACTGGCAAACACCCTGGTGGCAACGGACTATAAGGATCCTCCGGTCATCAACGGCAGCCCAGAATACACCGTCCGAAGACTGACACCCACCGAGTGTGCCAGACTGCAGGGTTTTCCCGATTGGTGGTGTTCCGGTCTTGGTACAGCAGAGCCTACCACCGAGGATCTTCGGTACTGGTACGATGTGTTTGAAACCCATCGCAAAATCGTCGGCACATCTTCCAAACCCAAATCCCTCAAGCAAATCTGCAAATGGCTGCGTGATCCTCACTCGGATGCCGCCGAATACAAAATGTGGGGTAATGGCGTAGCGTTGCCCTGCGTGGTTTTTGTGCTGTCCGGCATTGTGTTCTATACACAATCTGACCGCACATAATTCTACGCTATTTGTCGGAGAAACAACTTGCTATATGTGCAGAGTAGAGCGAATATGTGACTACCCAAATTAAAGGAGGTCATCATTATGACAGTAAAAACAAACGCACAGGGCAAGGAACGCAAGCGCCTGGTTTTGACCATCGCCAAATGGACTGGCGACCAGGTCAAATACGCCGGAGCCCCCAGTTTCGCCTACGAGGTCGGCGGCATCACCATCGACAAGGATGCCGGGATTGACTTCGGCAACGCCCTGCCGGACGAGGCCATCGACCGTCTCCTGCAGCACCTTTACGATGAGGGCTTTGAGCCGGACATGAGCATCGAAGAAGCAGCAGAGGACGGCGGCGATGAGTTCTCCGGCATCTGCATTTCTATGCCTCGGTCCCTTTTCACGGACAAGAACCTGGAAAACCTCAAGGCAATCACCGCCGCCAAGGAAAGCCTTATCAAGAAGGCTCTGGGTGCCGACAGCTTGCCCATTGAGGTTACCGACACCAAGGTGTCCTTCCCCTGGTTTCCCGGCGAACCCACCCCGGAAGAAATCAATGCCTTTGATACATTCATCTGCAAGCTGTGCGAAATGGCACGGAATCAGACCAGGGTGGTTGCCAAGGAAAAAGCTGCCGACAACGAGAAGTACGCATTCCGGTGCTTCCTACTCCGGCTGGGCTTCATCGGCGAAGAGTACAAGATGGCTCGGAAGATTCTGCTTCGGAATTTTACCGGAAGCTCCGCATTCAAATCCGGCCCCAAGGCAAAGGAGGTGGAATAAGAATGTACGGTATTTCCAGAGAAACGGTCAAGCGGCTCAAGGAGATGTACCCTCGTGGTACCCGTGTGGAACTGGTACACATGAGCGACCCCTTCAACACGAAGCTGACTCCCGGCTGCCGTGGTACGGTATCCCATGTGGATGACATTGGCACAATCCATGTAGACTGGGACTGTGGGTCCGGCCTAGGCGTTGCCTATGGCGAAGACTCCTGCAGGAAGGTGGTTGACTGATGGCACGGTGTAATATCTGCGGCAAGGAAATGCTCCGTGCCTCCGGCTGTTCTATCCGGTATGTTTTCTGCAACGGCAAGCGGCACCCCCGGCAACGCTATGGCGAGGAAGGCTGGGGCATTCCTGGTGAACGCTGTCCTGACTGCGGAGCCAAGTACGGCTACTACCACCATTGGGGCTGTGATGTAGAGCGTTGCCCTGCCTGCGGTGGGCAGATGCTCGGTTGCGAATGCGACGATGTTTACATCGAAGTTCCGGTCAGAAATGACCAGTAAACTACACATATTCCCGGCAAAACATTGTGTAGTTTATGCCGCAGATATAACTTGCTATTCTGGCAGTTTAGAGCGAATATGTGTACACCGAAAGGAAAACAACACATTTTGGAGGTACACACCATGAAGAAAATCGCAGCCTTTGAGAACGCTATTGCCAACCAGGTTAAGGACCTGCGGGCCGAGGGAATCAACCCCACCGCCTTTTGGGCCTACCGGACCAGCTGCCATTGCGGCAACGACCTCCTCGATTTCAACGAGGTCATTTGGGACGAGGACATCGAAGCCATCGCCGCCACCCTGGATGCCAACGGCATCACCGAGTTCACCATCAGCAGCACCTTCTCCGGTCTGATTAAGACCCTGGTCGCCTTTGAGAACGTTGGCTACAAGATTGCCGGCACCACCAAGGTCAACGCCAATTACACCGATTGGGCCACCGGAGAACGCGCCAAGATTGATGCCCTGCGGATGCAGAAGTAAATTTCCCCCATGCCAAGGGATGGAGCCGCAAGGCTCTGTTCCTCGTTACAGCCGTAAGGGCTGTTTTTTTATTCCCTTTTTGAGGAGGTGACCGCATATCAGAAAACTGAAAAAGTACAAGCCGACACGCTTTATGGCCAAGGGCTCCTACTACGATAAGGATGCCGCTGACTATGCGGTCGGCTTTATTGAATGCCTCTGCCATACGAAAGGTACATGGGCAAGAAAGCCTTTTGAATTGATAGATTGGCAGGAGCAGATAATCCGAGATATTTTCGGAACGCTGAAACCCAATGGCTACCGTCAGTTCAATACCGCCTATATTGAAATTCCCAAAAAGCAGGGCAAGTCAGAACTGGCTGCCGCCGTTGCTTTGCTTCTCACTTGTGGTGACGGTGAAGAACGAGCCGAGGTGTATGGCTGTGCTGCCGACCGCCAACAGGCATCCATTGTTTTCAATGTGGCGGCTGACATGGTGCGTATGTGTCCTGCCCTGGGCAAACGAGTAAAAATTCTGGATTCGCAAAAGCGGCTGATTTATATGCCCACCGGAAGTATCTACCAGGTACTGTCCGCTGACGTCGGCAACAAGCACGGTTTCAACACCCACGGCGTTGTCTTTGACGAGCTGCATACGCAGCCAAACCGAAAGCTGTTTGATGTCATGACCAAGGGCTCCGGTGATGCCCGTATGCAGCCGCTGTACTTTCTCATTACCACGGCCGGCAATGATACCAAGTCCATCTGCTACGAGATCCACCAAAAAGCCAAGGACATCATTGAAGGTCGGAAAATCGACCACACATTCTATCCGGTAATTTACGGTGCGGATGAGTCAGATGACTGGACGGACCCTAAGACCTGGAAGAAAGCAAATCCCTCTCTGGGCATTACCGTTGGCATCGACAAGGTCCGGGATGCTTGCGAGTCCGCAAAGCAGAATCCCGGCGAGGAGAATGCGTTTCGTCAGCTTCGCCTTAATCAATGGGTCAAGCAGGCGGTGCGCTGGATGCCGATGGAGAAATGGGACAGATGCGCCTTTGCCGTCAATGAGGACGACCTGGAAGGACGCATCTGCTACGGCGGTCTTGACCTGTCCTCCACAACGGATATCACAGCGTTGGTGCTGGTATTCCCGCCTACCGACGAAGACGATAAATTCATCATTCTGCCGTACTTCTGGATACCGGAAGAAAACCTGCCTCTACGGGTCCGGCGCGATCATGTGCCATACGATGTGTGGGAGCGGCAGGGTTTCCTGCAGACCACCGAAGGCAATGTCGTTCACTACGGCTTTATTGAGAAATTCATAGAGCGGTTGGGCGAACGCTTCAATATCCGAGAAATCGCATTTGACCGATGGGGTGCTGTGCAGATGGTGCAGAACCTGGAAGGTATGGGCTTTACTGTCGTTCCTTTCGGCCAGGGCTTTAAAGATATGAGTCCCCCTAGCAAGGAACTGATGAAGCTGGTGCTGGAGGGCAAAATCGTCCATAGCGGACATCCGGTACTGCGATGGATGATGGATAACATTTTTATCCGCACGGACCCGGCGGGCAACATTAAGCCGGACAAAGAAAAGTCCACGGAAAAGATTGACGGTGCGGTCGCCACTATTATGGCCCTCGACCGTGCAATCCGCTGTGGCAACGATACTGGTGCTTCGGTCTACGATGACCGGGGCATTTTTTATATCTAACTGGAGGTGACCCCTATGGGTTTATTCACAGGCATATTCCGCTCCAGGGATAAGCCTTCCAATCGCACAGCAGGCAGCGGATACACCTTTTACATGGGTGGATCTTCTTCTGGTAAGACCGTCACAGAACGCTCTGCCATGCAGATGACTGCTGTATACTCCTGCGTCCGCATCCTGGCAGAAGCTGTGGCGGGTCTGCCGTTGCACCTTTACCGCTACACCAAAGACGGCGGCAAGGAGAAGGCAATCGACCATCCGCTGTATCTGCTCCTGCACGACGAGCCGAACCCGGAGATGAGTTCCTTTGTGTTCCGGGAGACCTTGATGACCCACTTGCTCCTGTGGGGCAACGCCTATGCCCAGATTATCCGCAATGGCAAAAATGAGGTCATCGCGCTGTATCCGCTGATGCCCAACAAAATGTCCGTGGACAGAGATGAGCATGGGCAGCTGTACTACACCTACTACCGGGGTCCGGACGAGGCTATCAAGAACAAAGAATTCGCAGTCACCCTGCGGACTACCGATGTTCTGCATATCCCCGGCTTGGGCTTCGACGGTCTTGTAGGCTACAGTCCTATCGCAATGGCCCGAAATGCCATCGGCATGGCTATTGCTTGTGAGGAGTATGGAGCCAAGTTCTTCGCCAACGGTGCTGCTCCCGGCGGTGTCTTGGAGCATCCTGGCACGATTAAGGACCCGCAGCGAGTCCGGGAAAGCTGGCAGTCCACCTTCGGCGGCAGCGGCAACGCCAATAAAATCGCTGTCCTGGAAGAAGGCATGAAATACACGCCCATCGGCATCTCCCCGGAGCAAGCACAATTCCTGGAAACCCGTAAATTCCAAATCAATGAAATTGCTCGAATTTTCCGAGTGCCGCCCCATATGGTAGGTGACCTCGATAAATCGAGCTTTTCAAATATCGAGCAGCAGTCCCTTGAGTTTGTGAAATACACGTTGGACCCCTGGGTTATCCGGTGGGAGCAGTCGATTATGCGTGCGCTCCTTTCTGCGGAAGAAAAAAGCGAGTATTTCGTGAAATTCAATCTGGAAGGTCTGCTCCGTGGCGATTACCAAAGCCGCATGAACGGCTACGCCATTGGTCGCCAGAACGGTTGGATGTCCGCCAACGATATCCGTGAACTGGAAAACCTCGACCGCATTCCGGCCGAGGAGGGCGGCGACCTATACCTCATTAACGGCAATATGCTCCCCATGAAAGATGCGGGTGCTTTTGCGAATACAACCCCCAACGATAGCGGAAAGGAGGAAGAAACCGATGAAGAAGTTTTGGAAGTGGACGAATCAGGCTCTGACGGAGACGGCTCCGATGGAGAGGACACTGCATCTGAACGGAACCATCGCCGAAGAAAGCTGGTTCGATGACGATGTTACACCCCAGCTGTTTGCAGATGAACTGAATGCCGGAAGCGGCGACATCACCGTGTGGATTAACAGTCCTGGCGGCGACTGCGTGGCGGCAGCTCAAATCTACAATATGCTGATGGATTACAAGGGCAATGTCACGGTCAAAATTGACGGCATCGCAGCCTCCGCTGCATCCGTTATCGCCATGGCAGGTACCAGGGTGCTGATGTCCCCGGTTTCCATGCTGATGATCCATAATCCCATGACCGTCGCTATGGGCGATGCCGCCGAGATGGAAAAGGCCATCGAGATGCTGGCAAGCGTCAAGGATTCCATTATCAACGCCTACGAAATCAAGACTGGTCTGTCCCGCGCAAAACTGTCCCACCTTATGGATGCCGAAACCTGGATGGACGCCAACAAGGCTGTGGAGCTGGGCTTTGCAGATGAAATCTTGCAGAGAACTGCCGCTGCCGTTCCTGTCCAGCCGGATGAAGAGGACGATGAGGATGAGGACAAAGATGCCCCCGGCGCCCCTGCCGAGGAGGACGAGGATGACAAGGAAAAATCCAAAGCATCCATGCTGTTCTCCCGGAAGGCGGTCAACACATCCCTGGTCAACAAGCTGCGTCATCGCATGATTGCGGATGCCGCCCAGACAAGACCCAAACCCACCGGCCGCAAGGTAGATGACCTCTACGAGCGGCTCAATCTCATGAAACATTAAGGAGGATTTTTATCATGACTATTCACGAACTGCGCGAAAAGCGTGCAAAGGCTTGGAATGCCGCCAAGGCGTTCCTGGACTCTCGTAGAAACGAGAAGGGTGTGCTGTCCGCCGAGGATGATGCCACCTATACCCGTATGGAACAGGAAATCGCTGACCTGGGCAGAGAGATTGCCCGTATGGAGCGCCAGGCGGCTATCGATGCTGAACTGGCAAAGCCTGTTACTACTCCCATCACCGCCAAGCCCATGAACGGCTCCGGTGAGGATAAGCCCAAGACCGGCCGTGGCTCTGTCGCCTATAAGAATGCGGTGCTGGATGCCCTGCGCTCCAACTTCCGCAGAATCAGCAATGTGCTGACCGAGGGTGTCGATTCCCAGGGCGGTTACCTGGTCCCCGAAGAGTATGACAGCCGTCTGATTGATGTGCTGACCGAGGAATGCATCATGCGCAAGCTGGGTCACACCATCACTACCAGCGGTGAGCATAAGATTAACATCGCTGGCAACAAGCCTGCCGCCGCCTGGATTGAGGAGGGCGAGGCTCTGACCTTTGGCGATGCCACCTTCGACCAGATTATTCTGGATGCTCACAAGCTGCACGTCGCCATCAAGGTGACCGAGGAACTGCTGTATGACAATGCCTTCGGTCTGGAGAACTACATCATCACCCAGTTCGGCAAGGCTCTGGCCAATGCCGAAGAGGATGCCTTCCTCAATGGTACCGGCGTCGGTCAGCCCCTGGGTCTGCTTGCCGCTGATGGCGGCGCAGAAATCGGTGTCACCACCGCAGCTGCCGATGACATCACCTATGACGAAATCGTCGACCTGGTGTACTCTCTGAAGCGTCCCTACCGCAAGAACGCCTCTTTCCTCTGCAATGACCAGACCCTGGCTGCCCTGCGTAAGCTGAAGGATCTGAACGGCAGACCTCTGTGGCAGGAGTCCCTGCAGGCCGGCGAACCCGGTCGCATCCTGGGCTACCCTGTACACACCTCTCCTTATTTCCCCGTGATGACCGCAGGTCTGCCTGCCATCGCTTTCGGCGACTACAACTACTACAACATCGGTGATCGTGGCACCCGCTCCTTCGCCGAACTGAAGGAACTGTTCGCCGGAAACGGCATGGTTGGCTTTGTTGCCAAGGAGCGCGTGGACGGCAAGCTGGTTCTGCCCGAGGCAGTCAAGCTGCTGAAGATGGCTGCGGCGTAATAAAGGGAGGCGACGGCGATGAATGAACTTCTGGCGAAGGTCAAGCAAAACTTAATACTGGAACACGAGGCTGACGATCCCTTGCTGAAGGGCTATATCACCGCCGCCGTCTCCTATGCCGAAAGCTATCAGCATATCCCTGCCGGCACCTATACCGAGCAGGCTATGCCGCCCACCACGGAGCAAGCGGTGATTATGCTTGCCTCCCATTTTTACGAGTCCAGGGACGGGTCCACAGGCGGTTTCTTTGCGGATAATGTGCAAGCCGGACAGCAAGTCTGGACCACCGTCAACCTACTCCTGCGGCTCGACCGGGAATGGAAGGTGTGAGTATGAGTTTTGGTAAGATGAACGGCTTTGCCGATATTATCGCTACAAAGCGCACAAAGGACAGCGAGGGTTTCTCTGTTACCGCAGATGAAATCCTCGCATCTGTCCGTGTTTACCGGGAAGGTCGCCATGGGAGTCAGCGGTGGGCCAATACCGCCGCTTTCTCCGAGGCTACCGACCTTTTCCGTTTCCGGTGTATTCCTGGTTTGGAAATCACAACGGACCATATCATCGTCAGCGATGGGAGCCGGTTTGAAATTACATCTGTGGAAGATGTAAAGGGCCGGGGAATGTACATCGAAGTGCTGGCAAAGAAGGTGGTGGCGACCGTTGGCAAAGGTTGATATCAAAATGCCGGACGAGTTCCTGGAAC